ACATATTATTTGGGTAATAAGAACTTACCTGTACCTGAAACTCAATTTAATTGGACACCAGAAATGGTGGAAGATCTAGAAAGAGCACGCAAATCGATTTTACACTTCTCTCGCTTCTTCTATATCGTTAGTTTGGATGAAGGTAAGCAACCAATTAAGCTTTATAACTTTCAAAAAAGAGTACTTAAAGCGTTGGTGGAGAACAGGTTTAACGTAGTATTAGCTTCTAGACAGATTGGTAAAACAACTATCCTAACCATATTCGCTTTATGGATGATCTGTTTTCATGATGATTATAGAGTACTGTTAATTGCTAACAAACAAGAAACAGCTAAGAATATTTTTAAACGTATTAAGTTAGCGTACGAAATGTTACCCAACTATATGAAACCAGGTGTAATAGCTTACGCAAAAGAGGGTATGGAGCTAGAAAATGGTTCCTCTATTGGTATTAGTACTACAACATCTGATGCTGCTAGAGGCGAGTCTATTAACTGTCTACTCTTGGACGAAGCAGCATTCATTCCACCAGAGTTTATGGATGACTTTTGGGAGTCAGTATTTCCTGTTATTTCATCTTCTAAGAAGTCCAAAATTTTTATGTTATCTACCCCTAACGGTGTAGGCAACCTATTTTATAACACATATACAGATGCTGTTGCTGGTAAGAATGGTTGGCACCACGAACGTGTAGATTGGCATGAAGTACCAGGTAGAGATGATAGATGGAAAGAAATGACTATGAGAGCACTCGGTTCAGAAGAGTCATTTAACCAAGAATATGGTAATGAATTTAGAGCTGTAGGTGAAAACTTATTCGATAAAGATCAGTTAGATGAAATGACCCAAAACTCTCCAGAACCTGTCTTTGAAGATGATGATGGGTTTTACAAAATATATAAAGACAGAGAAGATGGACATTTCTATAGTATAGGAGTTGACGTTGGAGAAGGTATTGGCAGAGCTAACTCTACTATACAAGTAGTGGATGTAACTGATTTAACCAACATAGAACAAGTAGCTACATACGCTAATAACAAACTAGACCCTTTTAATTTTACTGCTAGATTAGTAGAAATTGCCGCAGAATGGAATAACCCTCCATTATTAGTTGAACGCAATAATTGCGGTGCACAAGTAGTAGATGCTTTAACTCATACCCATCAATATCTCAATATAGTAAAGTATACACCAAGTATGGGTTCGTTTACTGAAAAGGTAGAAAAGGATAATCGATTAGGTGTATACTCTCATACTAACAGTAAGTTTAACTCCATGGCTAACTTTAGATACTGGATGAACGTATTAAGATGTGTTAAAATATACGATAAACAAACTATAGAAGAGTTTAAAACATATATACGTCAAGATAATGGAGTATGGAAAAAGCAATCAGACAAGTACTTGGACGATAGAGTAGAAGCTTTAATATGGGCTATGTTTATATTAGAGCCTAAAGTTGTTGAACAATTTTACGAAGTAACACAACAAGATGCTAATGGTAGACCGTTTAAAATGATACCTAATAACTGGGATCCTTTTATTGTAAGTGTGCCTAAGCCTTCAGAAACATATAGAAGAAACAAAGACAGAGAAGAACCAGGTATCACTGCACATAACCCTGTACTCATGTCTAATCAATTAAGACAGAATCCTAATATTAATTCCGATATGGAAGACCTACTTCAAGACGGGTGGAGATTACCACATGGTAGCCCAGCAGCTGGTATGCTTGATAGAGGATTCTCTCAAGATAGACCTTATTAAACAGCCATAAAAAAAGCCCTTATTGCTAAGGGCTTTTGAAGTGTCTATGCCTAAAAACTTATTTAGTAAAGGCGTTAGCTTCACCTTTATCAGGTGTAAGATTACCTACTGTATGAAGTTTGTGACCGTCTTTAAGATGTGCTGATTCTTTTTCTTTCTTAGGAGCTGGCTCATTCTTAAAGCTTGCACCTTGTTCAGTTGCAGCACCTTTAACTTTGGTTACGCCTGAACCACCAACTTTATGAATCTTGTGACCATCTTTTAGCTCTTCGGACTTAGCACCTTCGAGTGGGTGACCAAGATCTTCAGCTTCAACAGCTTCATCCATTGATTCTTCTTCCTCTTCGGAAGAGTCTTCCATTGCTGTTTCTTCTTCACCGCCAGTAATGAATTTATCTTCATCACCTAAATCGCCGTGAGCTTTGTCAAATTCTGTATCCTTCTTAAGGAACTTTAGAAGCTTTTCTACCATCTCGATTGCTTCTTCATGAGTGCAGCAAGCTTCTTCTTCATGACCTGCTTCATCGCCGCCCATTTCAGGAGCATCTGCTGCTGGCTCTACTGGAGTGATAGCTTCTTCTTCGCTAACGTTTTGGAATGCACCGCTGTTAATAGCGTCTTCGTATAATTTTTGGAATTTTGATTTAGGCATAGTAAATTGTTGTTTCTTATATTTAGGAGTTCTCGAAGCAGAATCTACATTCTCTTCCATTTTTTCTGGAGCTTCTTCATTTTTCTTAGCTGCTTTTGCATCGCTTTCTTCTTGCTTTGTTTCTTTAGCAGCATGTTGTTTTTCTTTAGCTTCACCTTTCTTGAAGTTACCAGCAGCTTCAGGGCCAGTGTCTTTTGCTAATTCTTCTTTATCTTTGCCGAAGCCTTGGCCTACCTTAGGAGCTTTACCAGCTGGGACATATTGTGTCGCATCTGTTAAAAGAATATCAGGCTGCTTGTTACCATTTACAATTGCTGGCATTTTAGCAGCATTTTCTTGGACCATACTATATAGAGAGTCTAGGTCGGATAAGTTCTTTATTTTGCTCATTATAATATTATTTAGTATATTACTGATTAATTCTATAACTTTTGTAAATATTTTTATGTCAATTGCGCAATATTGTGTTGATACCGGTCCTTACGTACCACCCGGTGTTTATAATCCGATAGGTACAAATATACCCGGAGCAGCGGAATGTGCTATAGGAAACTTGCGCTATTTAGATATAACACAAAATGCGTACGAAATCCAATTATTTGATAATTGGTGGAATGAACAGATTAGCCAGTACGGAATGCTTGTATATTATTATGTTAATGCATATACACTATCTGGACATGACTTCTTCTATGGTGAACAACCATTAGCCGGATTCTTACCACCTATACCAATGGTAATATGTTTGACTCTTAATAATGATAGTATTATATTGAGTAAGTTTGGTATACAGGGTGAAGCTGACATTACAGCTGTTATATCTATACAGACGTTTACAAAATCTTTATCTACTTCATCATTAAGTGCTGTAACAAGTCAATATACATGGGAACCTAAAGCAGGTGACGTTATAGAACTTGTTGAATATGGTGCAACTCGACCAAGTGGTAGATGAAATAACTGAGCGTGTTGATCAAAAGGGTGGCGATAAGAATCAATTGATGGGTCATTATATATGGACGATCAAGGGTAAGCGTTACGACTATACATTTGAACCTAATGCACCTAGAGAAAACTATAGTGATCAAGTATATGACAATAAAGCTGATGGTTTAGTACCTCTCAATACAGGGGAACCCGGTCAAACAGAGTTTGCTCGTGTTATCGATATTAAAGCTTACTCTCAAAACGTCGATAACTTTACTAGAAATAACGTATATAACTATCAAACAAATACAAATGCACCGCTATCTGGATATGCTAGCTATAGTGGTGTTAACCCAACAGTCGGTAAACCAGATACTGGTGTATATGGATCTTATGATAGTAATGTAACACTAGTAGACTTGTTAGGTGGTAACTTATCTGCTCCTGCTGCTAGTGCTGCTGGTGTTGAAGGAAGACCTAACACTTATATCGGTTATCCAGGCCTGAACAATTAAATATAATATATGCCGGTCCCGCAATACCCAACAATTGTATATGTTAATGAGCTTTCTGCACTCCCTAATGAAGGAGTTTCCGGCGCATCTTCTGCATATTCAAATACTACAAATGGTACGCCATCAATTGTGTTCCCACACGAACTACCGATAGTACCAAATTTACAGAATAATGATTTAACATTTTTAGATCAACCAAATTCAGATGGTTCGTACTCAACCTATGCAGTAGCGATATCCTCGTTAATGCAGGGACAACAAGGCGCGCAAGGCGATACTGGACCACAAGGCGCTCAAGGTGCACAAGGAGGTCAAGGTATATCTGGTTTTTCTGGTAATAGTACTTCTGGTTACTCCGGTTTAAATGGTCAATCAGGCTTTAGTGGTTTAAATGGTCAATCAGGCTTTAGTGGTATATCTGGTTTTAGTGGTTCTGGTGTTTCTGGTTTTAGTGGTATATCAGGTGCAAGTGGTGCTAGCGGTACCTCGGGTGCTTCTGGTGAATCTGGTTACTCAGGTTCTTCTCCTATAGGCGTAGTTTATTATCCATCTGATGTACCTTCAGACATACCTGGTGTTACAGATGCTGCCCAAGAATTTCCCGAAGTAGGTGCTGAAGTTGAATTCGATACTGGGTTCTTTAATCAGCCTTTAAACCCTGTAAGAATATTCAGTACAGCTACACTTTCTGGAGATCCTGGTAAAACATTAATTGATATTGGTAGTTGGTACTTTGATTCTTATTATCAATACTACGGAGTACATGCTAGTGATCCTGGTATACAGTCTCATATTACATATGTTGTAAGCAAAGTCGCTACAGACAGTACTACAACACAACTCTTCTCTGTTACCAGCGATCCGTTAGTACATACGTACGGTAATACTAACTTTATTAGAACTCAGTATTATATTACTGAAGCTATTTTATTACAACCTTCAGATCGTATTAGAATTGATATATACGGCCAAACAAACGATACTTCTGATCTTAATGGTGGTGATGGTACAGGTGGTGTTAATATTGCTTACTATTTCTTAGGTACTACGCATTATAGTAGAATTATAACTAACATTAGTTTTGGTTCTCAAGGACAATCAGGTTTCTCTGGCTTTAGTGGTTTAGGTTTATCTGGTTATTCCGGGTTTAGTGGAGACAGTACATCAGGCTTTAGTGGTATATCTGGTTATAGCGGTCCTGTCGGCTTTAGTGGTATATCAGGTTATAGTGGTTTCAGTGGTATATCTGGTTTCTCGGGTATCTCTGGTTGGTCTGGCGCTGTAGGCTATAGCGGTTTTTCAGGCTTTAGTGGTTACAGCGGCTACGTAGGTTTTAGCGGTATATCTGGTTATTCCGGTTACAGCGGTTTATCAGGCTTTAGCGGCATTAGCGGCTTCAGTGGTATAAGCGGTTTTTCAGGTATATCTGGTTATAGTGGTTATAGCGGTACTTCAGGCTTCTCTGGTATTAGCGGCTATTCTGGGTTTTC